GTGATAATACCTTCCGCATCTCAGCAGAGGAAAACTATGACACAGTGTGGGCTGAATACTACAGAGAGAATGATGCCATGCTGGATGACTTTGGTGTAAACCACAGGATCAACGACATTCTGTCTGACAATGGGTTGTATGCTGAGTGGGAAAACGGTGGAGTATTAGGGGTGGCAGAGCAATGATACCAAGTAGAGCTATAAAAGTATATCGGTCTATGGTTTCACAGCCTGAGCCTGAGTTTATTACTACAGTATTCACCCCATACGATGCACATAAAACTAGGGACAGACTGTTTCTGTCTACAGGTGTTCATCGTGTAATATTTAAGAGTGTAAGGGGTACAGTTCTTGAAACCCACCACAACTCTATAAACTCATATGGTGCAAAGAAATGATGGCATCACCCATACTCCTTATAATTTTGTATTTTGTAGGGATGGCATTCTGCATTAGATCATCACGCAAAGAGTTTAAAATCAAGCATAGGATAAAGGACAATGACAAATGATACAGAAAGCGAAGACCCATTTGATGATAGTTCTCACTGGGTTGGCAGACTACCTTTATCGGATATCAATGGTGATGAGCATACTGATCAACGTGATACTGGGGGGAAGTCTAAACCAAACAATAGCAGCAAGAAACCATCAGTGGCTAAGGGAGAGACGCCCAAACATATGTAGTCTGATTGACAGCATATGTGGTAGAGACTATTGCAGTAGAGCATGGTCTAACTGGGCTATATGGTACAGATAAGGAGAGAGACAATGGAGAGACCTAAAAGTAACGCAAAACTAAGTGACATAGCTAAGTTCTACTTAGCATCTGAGAACTACAGTCGCCTAAAGATTGGCTCACAGAATGACTACGCTAAGCACTTGGCAGCGGCTATTGCCACCACAGTTGAAGGCAAGCCTCTTGGGTCTTATCGTATAGATAAATTACAGGTACGTGTTGTTACAGCAGCCTACCATAAGTGGGCTAAGACAGGCACACGCAACGCCAACTACCGCAAGTCTGTACTGTCAGCAGCATGGCGCTACGCTATGAGCCAAGACGTTATGGAGAACAACCCTGTGGCTCATGTAAAGATATATAGCACTAAGCAGCGAACAGTTACGTGGGATCGTGACTACATCAGGCGGTTCTTAACCGTTGCCTACGGTGATATGCAGTACAGAAGCATTGGCCTTATAGTTCAGATGGCTTACGACTGGGGTCAGCGCGTGGGTGACATTCGACTACTAACGTGGGAAAGCCTAGACCTAGAACATTGCCGCCTAGACCTGAACCAGAGCAAGCGTAACGCAGATGTTAAATTACCTATCAGTCCAGGACTATGCAAAATGTTGAAAAACCAGAAGGAAGACTTTGGCTTCCAGAAGTATGTAGCACCTCGTAATAAGCCACGAGCAGGAGCCTTCACACCCTACAATAAGGATGAAATAGCCCCTATTATCAATAAGTTATTAGCTAAAGCTGATCTACCTATGGAGCTAACAGCTATGGATTTACGGCGCACGGCTGTGACAGAAATGCTTGAGGGTGGCGCAGATATGGCTGGCATACGACAAGTTACTGGACATAAGAACATGCAGAGTGTTACACCTTACATGGTCAACACACTTAGGGGTGCGACTAAGGCACTAACAACGAGAGGCAATGAGGATGAACATTCGTAAGTATCTCGACAGCATGGACTTACGTGAGGATGAGACGCGTAGGCTAAACTGTCCTGTATGCCATGCCAAGAATACTTTTACTGCTACCAAAGAGATGGGGCTGATCAAGTACAACTGTTACAAGCTTGACTGTTCCATTGGTGGCTACCATCACACAGACATGACAGCAGCAGAGATCAAGATACTGTTATCTAAGCAAGAAAAGCCAATAGCACAGGAGGCAGAGACTATGGAGATACCTGAGTATGTTGTACATCCTAGTGCAGAGCATGATAAGTTTCATAAGTTTGTTGGTCGCTGGGGTATACAGACTACACGGCTACTGTATGACGTTAAGGACGAACGTGTTGTATTCCCTATACACTACAAGGGCCGCATCATTGACGCTAACGGTAGGGCAGTAGGCGGCAAGTCACCTAAGTGGTATCGCTACACAGGCAATGCTGACTATTACATATCAGGGCAGGGTACTACTCTGCTTGTGGTTGAGGACTGTGTATCAGCTATCGTGGCAAATCAGGAATTACCTAACGTGACAGCTATGGCTATCCTAGGCACATCACTAACAGCCAATCACATGGCTAAAATAGGTGAGTATGACAGGGTTATCGTGGCACTAGACCCTGATGCAGCACACAAGACGTTGCAGTTCAGTAGAGATATAGGCCTATGGACAGGCGCTAAGAGTACAGCCTTCCGCCTTGACGATGACATCAAATACAAGTTAAGTGGAGACTTGGAACGTTTAAAGGAGATTACACAATGAGCAGCTTAAAAGACTTCCTCAAAGAGATGGGGCTAGAAGGGGTACACCCTAAGGCTACAACACGTAAGCCTGAGTACATGAATCCAGGATATTATATTGATCCACGAGATCACAACGGTGAGGTTCCATTCTGATGAATACTATATGGTTATTAATGTGGTTCACTGTAATGCCTGAGGTAGGTGTAAAGTATCACCACCTAGGAACATTTGCCAATGAAACAATATGTAAGGCTGAACTAAGGATTGCTTCTGTTCTAGTAAACAACCCTACAGAAACAATAGAGTGTATTGGAGTTAGAGTAAATGATTGAAGCAACATACATAGACCACATGGGTAGTGACCTGTCAGTAGCCAATGCAGCCCGTGTTAGCTTTGGTAAGACATCTGAGATGGAAGAAAATACTTGGGGGCCACCAACACTTAAGGCTAAAGATGCTAAGCTCATAAACTACCTAGCCAAGCACAAGCATATCAGCCCTTTTGGTCATGCCTTTGCATCCTTCCACGTCAAGGCTCCAATCTTTGTAGCAAGGCAGCTTGTGAAGCATAAGTTCCTACGTTGGAATGAAATCAGCCGTAGGTATGTCGATGATAAACCTACGTTTTATACACCTGATGTATGGCGTGGTCGTAGTTCTGATAAGAAGCAAGGCTCTAGTGATGAAGTAGTAGACATGTTGCACTGGGTTATCGCAGACCCTGAGCTTTCTATTGAGGGGCATACAGAGTATGACAATGTAAGTGATAACCCTCACAGATGGTCAGCCTATGTAAACACGCAGGCGCTAGACCTTTACAACGCTATGATTAACAGTGACGTAGCCCCTGAGCAGGCACGTATGGTACTGCCACAGTCTACTATGACAGAGTGGTACTGGTCAGGTAGCCTTGATGCCTTCGCTGATATGTGTAACCTAAGATGTAAGCCTGACACACAGTACGAGACACAGTTAGTTGCACAACAGATTGATAAGATCATGTTAGACCTCTTCCCTGTGTCATGGGAGGCATTGAGAGATGAATGATGCCTGATCTTAACTGGTGGATACCTTACATAATAACAGTAAGTATTGTTATTGCAGCTATGACATTCCCAATATGGTTCTATTTGTTATACAGATACCTAAATGCAAAGGATAAAAAGAAATGACTAGTGATACCATTGTATCAGTTAAGAGGCAATACTTGCCAGTACTAACACCCCAGTAGTAGTAGGAGATGATCAAATGACCAAGCGTATACCCATGAAGGGCGGTGATGAGTATGATGGACTTACTAAGGCACGTAGGTTCTACCTTTGGAAAGCTGGACAGTTAAAGAAAATCAAACGTGCCTATAACAAAAGGTTTCGTAAACACAACAAGGAGAAGACTGATGATTGCAGGAAATATTAAGATCACTGAAATAGAGGATAACGAAGATGGATCAGCCCGTGTTATTCTAGACATGGATGCAGAGACATACCATGATATCTTTGAGTACGGCTTCATACAACTTATAAAGAAAGGTATGGAAGCAGATGACGGACAATGAATGGCCCTTAGAGGCTGACTTCAGTGACATAAGTCCTATGACGAATAAAGAACGTAAAGCATCCATAGAGCGAGAGGCTGCAAATGGTTGGCGCAAGTGTGTGTCATGCGGTAATAAAAGTAAGTCAGACTTCTGTGGGTTTTGTTTGGAGGAAGAGTAATGTTTACAGTTGAGATGGAGCATGACGCTACGGTGATTACTACAATGGATCAGCGTGATGAGTTTGAAGATGTAGAGTGCATCATTAGTGATGATGGTGTTGTATTTATGAGACAATGGAATGAAGGAGCAAACAACCACGACTTATTATACTTAAGTTTCCAGCAGTTAACTGACTTGTTTGCTGCAATGAAATCACCAGAGGGTATGTTTAAATTAGTTAATAGGACTTGGGTTGATGATTAATGAACTAGGTCAAGGTTTTTTAGGTGGTATATTTTTAATGTACGTGTTAGCTTTACCACTTCTGTATCACATGGTCGAGCCTGAGGATGAAGAAGAAGATAACAGAGGCCCAATTAAGTTTGCCTTCATGTGGCCTGTAGTGGCTATGGAAATAATATATAGTATTCTTGTAGGAGAGAAAGACGATGATGGAACTGGCACTAGTTAAGACGTTACTTAAACGTGACTTCTATGAACAACATAAGGGCATCCGCTGCCCAGATAAGATCTTCACTAAGGATGTACAGAAGATCAAGCAAACATTAGACAGCGCAATGCGTGAGTATGATGGTGACTTAAACACTTCAGACCTTGAGGCGCTGTTCTATAGTCAGAACCAAACAATGACTACGGCAACCAAGGCAGCATATGCTGACCTGTTTCGTAAGATGAACAAAGAGGATGTAATAAAAGAAGATATTGCTGACACTGTTCTAGGTACTATGTTCCAGAACTTTGTAGGTGAGAAGGTTGCAAACCTTGGCTTTGACTTTGTTAATGGTACACAGACATCACTAGAGCCACTGAGGCGGCTACTGGCAGACTATAAGGATGACTTCACACCCAATATCCGTATTGACTGGGAGGACATCTCTATCGACACGTTACTTAAGGCTAACGATCTACAGACACAGTGGAAGTTTAACATACCAAGTCTAGGCCGTAAGGTTGAGGGTGTTAGTGGTGGTCACCTGTTACTTGTGGGCGCACGTCCTAACACAGGCAAGACTTCCTTTCATGCTTCACTAATTGCTGGTGAGGGTGGCTGGGCACATCAGGGTGCCAAGTGTGTAGTACTCTGTAACGAGGAAGCATATGAGCGTGTAGGAGCACGTTATCTTAGCGCAGCCACCAACATGTCAATGGATGAGGTCAAGGCTAACGTAGCCCTTGCACGTAGCCGCTATGACCCTGTTAGGAAGAACATCCGCATCAAGGACAGCACTAACAAAGATATGCAGTGGGTTGAGTCCATCGTTAAGCAGGAACGTCCAGACATTCTAATCCTGGATATGGGCGACAAGTTTGCAACTAAGAACAGCGAGAAGTCTGATGTGTACCTAAAGGATGCAGCTATCTATGCGCGTAACATTGCTAAACAGTACAACTGTTGTGTTGTATGGATGTCACAGTTGAGTGCAGTAGCAGAGGGTAAGGTCTACGTTGATCAGTCAATGATGGAAGGTTCTAAGACAGGCAAGGCTGCTGAAGCAGACCTCATGGTCTTGATCTCTAAGAACCCTATTGTTGAGGGTGCAGATGAGGAAGACACACAAAGGCACTTGAACATTGCTAAGAACAAGCTTAAAGGCGGTTGGCATGGTGTAGTGCACTGCGAGTTAGACGGTGCACGATCATTGTATACAGCATAAGGAGAGAGACATGAGGCTAGTATTAGACGTTGAGAACAGTGTTACTTGGAGGGGTGGCGTAATACACAATGACCCCTTTGAGCAATCTAATACTTTAACTCAGGTTGGTATGGTCAATGCCGATAATGTTGATGAGTTGTTTATCGTTAACATAGACCACAATGAAGCCAAGGATACGTCAGGCGCTGGGCGTAAGCTTGTTCAAGATATACTTAACATGACTACACTACTAATAATGCACAACGCTAGGCACGACTTGATGTGGTTATGGGAGTGTGGGTACAATTACAACGGTGATATATACGATACCATGTTGGCAGAGTACATCCTAAACCGTGGGCAGCGTGACTTAGTAAGCCTAGCTGCATGTGCTGAAAGACGTAACCTAGGTGAGCAAAAGGAGGATTACCTTAAGACTTGCCTCAAGCAGGGAATTAACACCAATGAAACGGATCTCAGTAAGCTTAGCCTTTATCTTAGGGCTGATCTTCTCACAACTAGTGAGTTGTTCCACGCTCAAGAGAGAGACTACTCCCAGCCAGAAAGCACCTCCCTACATACCGTTAGAGACGTTACCTTTAAAACATGTAAAACCCTTACCCGAATGTACATGTCAGGAATCAGGGTGGATCGTAATGCCCTAGATGGTGTGCGTGTTTTGTTTGAACGGGAGAAGGCTGACATTGAGGATAGGTTGCAGCGCAAGGTGCGTGAGATCATGGGTGATACCCCTATCAACCTTAGCTCAAAGCCACAGATGTCTGAGGTTGTGTTCTCTCGCAGGCTAAACAACAAGAAAGAGTGGGCAGACCTATTTGAGTTTGTACGTGACAAGAAAGAGTTCAAGCAAGCAGTTGAAGCTAACAGCACTATCATCAAACGTACTAAGGCATTCACCTGTCCTACGTGTGATGGTCAAGGCAAGACTTACAAGACTAAGAAGGATGGCACTAAATTTACTAGACCTAACAAGTGTAAGGACTGTGACGCACGTGGCTATGGCCTTAAAGAGACAAACCATATTGCTGGACTAGGACTAGGTGCACCCAGCAAGAAGTGGGTAAGCGCCAATGGCTTCAGCACAGGAAAGGATAACTTAGATGTACTTATTGGCACTGCTAAAACGCACAACATGGATGCTGCTGTTGAGTTTCTTACTGACCTTAAGCGCCTTTCTGCTGTTAGCAGCTACCTCTCTTCTTTTGTGGAGGGTATCGACAGATATACAAAGCCAGACGGTTTCCTGCATGTGGGACTCACCCAGCACGTTACTGCAACAGGACGTTTCAGTGGAAGAAATCCCAATATGCAAAACATGCCAAGAGGGGGAACATTCCCAGTAAAGCGTGTATTTATATCTCGTTGGGAGGGTGGCTACATTTGTGAGGCCGACTTTGCTCAGCTTGAGTTTCGTGCTGCAGCATTCCTTGCCCAGGATGAGATTGCTATGGAAGAGATACGCACAGGGTTTGACGTACACAACTACACTGCAAAGGTTATCTCTGATGCAGGTCAGCCCACTACCAGACAAGGAGCAAAGGAACATACCTTCGCACCCCTCTTTGGCGCTACAGGTTATGGCAGAAGTAAGGCTGAAGAGGCCTACTACATTCACTTCACTGAGAAGTATAAGGGTGTAGCCGCTTGGCATAAGAGCTTGGCTAACGAGGCAATCAGGTTCAACAAGA